CTAATTGTTTGTAATTCGCCAATATGTTCCGCCTCCTCTATAAATAGTAAAATCGGAAATCCGCGCTAATCTCAAACGTCCCACTCGCGCCAACTATTTCGAAATCATTCCATCCGGGCGCTAGCGTAATCAGCTTCCGATTGGTATTTCCGAAGATATTGACAACGCCATTCTTTAACGAACGAGTCCGTCGGATCTCTAACGTCTCACTTGCGCTAGTAGTTCCGCTATAAGTCCACGTATCCAACGTCGTAAGATTCCGAATTTGTAAATTTGTAGACGCGCCCTTATATTTAATGACTAACGGATATCGGCGAGGATTTATCGCTACGTCGCCGGCATTATATAGCGAAAATGTTGTCGTCGAATGCTTATAAACCATGTCGTCCGCTTCGATAAGTCCTTGCCCGACTTGCCACGGATAATCCGTTAATTCTTTCGGAGTTAACGTAGTACTAATCGATTCCGAATAAGCGCTAGACGACTGAAACTCTACCGTAAATCGACCGAACACGCGGACTTGTTCGTGCGAAAACTTTGACGCAACTTTTACGAGCCAACGTTTGCCAGGCTCGCGCTCATCGATAAGATAGAACGGAGACTTCGATTCGAATATCCGAAACACTTCGTTACGTAATAACGGATAGTCCGCCATGTCGTACGCCTCCATCATAAATTCGCCGCGCATCGTCCGACCTTCGTAAGTCGTTCCGCAATCGACAAAGCCGTCCGCTCCTTCGATAACTTCCGATTCCGTCCGAGGTTCAGGCGAATCGACTACGAAATCGAGCGTGCGTATTTGATAGTCCGATAGTTTATAAGTAGCGCCGTTCAAGCGTTGTATTGTTAAATCCCTAGCCACGCGCCTTCACCCCTCGCATAAACATTTTCATATCCGTTTTATTCGCAAGTTCACGGTCAATCATGTCAACCATCATTAATACATCGTCACGGGAAGCCGAACCGTTATAGTTAAGCGTTATATTTACCGGAGTGTTATTCGTAACTTGCGGTCGATTCTGTGACGTTGGTACCGGTTGATTCGGATAGGCTAACGATGGCTCCGGTACGGTCGGCGTTGCTGCGTTTGCGAGTTTACTAGCCGCGCTAATTACGCCTTTAATGTTATCGCCAATACCGAGGATGAACCCTTCCGTTGTCCATTCGCCAAGCTCCATTAGCACGCGTGACGGCGAGTGAATTCCGAGTATGCTTGCGATTTTATCTTTAATTCCGCCAGCCATTTCCGAAACTTTATTCGCGAGCGACCCCGCCATAGAGCCGATACCATTAACGAGTCCTTGTATAATGTTCTTACCGATAGACGTTAAATCAATCGACGTTAGGAAGTTCTGCGCCGCGCTCCAACCGGTCTGAATTACGCTTTTGATACTATTCATAACGCTCGAAATCGTGCTCATCATTCCGTTAAATCCGTTCGTAATAAACGACTTGATTCCGTTAATGACCGATGATATAAACGACTTGATTCCGTTCCATACCGAAGTAATTACGCTCCGAATCGTTCCTAGCGTATTGGTTACGAATGATTTAATAAAGTTAAATCCGGTCGTTATTGCGTTTCTGACCGCTCCGATTGACGCGGTAAAGACAGTCTTGATTACGTTCCATAAATTCGTTATCTGCGACTTCATTCCCGAAGCGAATATCTTGACCGCTCCGACAATCTTTCCGATAAACATTACGGAAATTAAGTTCCAAACGAACTGAATCGCCCCTCCGATGATTTGCTTGATTGCGTCCCATAGCGCCGACCAGTTTCCGGTAAATAACGCTGCGAACGCTTTGATTACGCCCATAATTACGTTTAGCGCTCCGTCGATTACGCCTTTTATCGCTTCCCACGTCGACATAACGAGGAATTGAATAACCGGCCATATCGCTTGCATTACCGACCATATAACGTTCATGACCGTTGATATAATCGTGCTTATTACGTTCCAAACGTTAGTCGCCGCTTGCATAATCATCGCGCCATTTTCTGTCCAAAACGCTTTAATTTGCGCTAGCTTTTCGCCGATAAACGCGCTTACCGTAGTCATTACCGTTTGTACGATTCCTTTAATAAACGTTAGCGCCGTATTAAACGCGGTCTTAATCGCTTCCCACGCCGTATTAACCATATTCCGGAACCATTCGACCTTCTTATACGCCACGACAAGACCGACTCCGATTCCGACTATTGCTGCGATAACTAACGCTACGATTCCGATAATCGGTAATATCGAAGCTATAAACGGAATGATAACCGTCGTTAATGTTGCGAACCCTGCTGCAATTAACGGCAAAACTCCGACAAGCATTAGTAACGGTCCGCCGAGCAATAACGCGCCTGCAGCTAACGCCGCGACTACCGCTATTGTCGATTTTACTGACGGAGCTAATCCGTTAAACCAATCGACTAACGACTGTATTCCGCTTACTAACATTTTGATGAACGGTAATAGCGCCGTTCCTATCGCAATCGCTGCCGCTTCGAGACCGGACTTTAATATCGTAAGTTGTCCGTTTAAGTTATCGAGTTGTTTCTGCGCTATTTCGTCCGCCGTTCCTCCGGACGTTTCGAGTTCTTTCGTAAATTTGCTTAGCGTTTCGGGTCCGGCTTCCATTAGCGTTAACATCGATTTCATTGACTCCGCGCCGAATATCGTACTAATCGCGTGCATCCGTTGTTCGTCCGTTAGGTCTGCGGTTGACGTCTGCAAATTTTCGATAATTTTATTTAACGGAAGCATTTCGCCTTCTGCGTTAAATGCGTTGAATCCGAGTTGTTTCATAAGGTCGGACGCTTCCTTAGTTGGCGAGGCTAATCGCGTAAGTGACATCGATAGTGACGTACCCGCCATCGACCCCTGAATTCCGGCGTTTCCGAGAATACCGGATGCCGCTGCGACCTCTTCTAGCGAGATTCCCATCGCTTTTGCCGTAGGAGCGACGTACTTCATTGTCTCGCCAAGCATCGATAAATCAACGTTACTTGACGTAAATGTTTTCGTTAATACGTCCGCTACTCTTGCGGTTTCTTCGGCTTGTAAGCCGAATCCGGATAAGATATTCGAAGTTATATCGGCAGTTGTCGCTAAGTCCGTTTGTCCAGCAGCTGCTGCGCTAAGAAGTCCAGGCATACTTGCGATAATATCGTTCGTATCGTATCCCGCCATCGCCAAGTAACTCATTCCCTCTGCTGCTTGACTTGCGCTAAATGATGTCGTGGCTCCGAGGTCTTTCGCCGTATTCGTTAGCGATTCGAGGTCTTTATCGGTAGCGCCCGAAAGAGCACCGACACGACTTATCGCGCTTTCGAAATCCGCCGTTGTTTTAACCGCAGCGCCTAATCCGATAGCGATACCGGCACCCGCCGCCGTCATTCCGGCTCCTAGCGTTCCAACCGTATCAAACGCTTTCTTCGTTTCTTTATTAAGACTCGACATCGTTTTCGAGAAGTCGTCGATCGCCGAAATCTTAAACGATATATTTAATCCGCTCACCTAATCACCGCCTCTCCGAGTGTTTCCGATAGGTAATCGAGTTCCTTTCGTTTTTCATCAAGCGATACTACACGTCCGCTCTTTTTCGTTTGTTTCCGCTCTTTATTTCCGAGGATGTAATCTAGCGTTTTATGTTTCTTCGAATCTTTCGAACGCATCTGCATAATTACGAGGTCGGCGTTTTCATACCGCTTAGCTTCGCGTCTTAACTCATAACCGCGCATAAGATTCGAATATTCTCTCGGCTCTAATTCGTAAAGTTGTTCCGGCATTAAATCTAAATAAGCGAAAGCCTGCGCCTCTAATTCGTTCCAATCGTAGGAACCGTCGTTAGAGGCTTCCGTTAGTTTTTTGCGTCGCCCTCGCCGTTACTTTCGTTCAGTGACTTGATAATCTGCGCGTTCTCGATCGTCTCTTTCAACTTGTCGGATAAGTCCGTTATAGATACTTCTCCGCTATCTAACGCTTCATCTAGCAAGTCCTCGACCTTTTCGAAAGTTAGCGACTTATCTTTCGGCTTTAAGCATGCGTAATAAAATGCCGATAATGCTTCGAGCGATTCGAGTGTTTCCGTTTGCTTCATAATCTTGTTAATCGGTTGTTTAAAATACGCCTCTAACGTACGCATCGATTTGTACGAAAACCGCATCTCGCGCGCTTTACCGCCTAATGTAATTTCGACCATTCCGTTACCTCCTCGTTATAAATAAAAAGCGAGCCGAAGCCCGCCTTACGGTGTTACGTCTGCATCAACTTTCGTATATGCGCCTTTGCCGTTTAATGTAAGCGAGTATGTCGCAGTATCATCGTAAGGAGCTTCGACACTGAAATCGGAAATAATCGCAGAACCTTCGTAATTGTTTCCGGCTTGTGTTTGAAATCGGCAGAATACGTACTTAGCGTTTTCGAACGCATCTTCAAGCGCTAAAAATCCGGCATCATCTTCGACTAAAAGACCGTCGGCTTCGATTGACCAAGACGCGTTACCGTATTCCTCGTCCGACCATCCCATGTTGTCCTTCGACGTAACATCGATTGTGTCGTATTCCCTCGTTAATGTTCCGCCACGTTGTCCGGCTACTTTCGTCCATGTCGGCGTTTCTTCCGTTCCTGTGTTTACGTATAATAAAAAGTTAACTCCGCGTGCCATTAAAATTCCCCCTTTTTATTGTTCGAACTGTGCGCTTCCATTCCGGTAAATAGCCGGAACTTCTATATCGAAATAAACCTTGTGCTTATTCGTCTCGTCCGCCGTATTCTCGACCGGCATCGGAGTTACTGCGGTTACATCGCAATAAAAAAAGCCCGCGCTTGTAGGCGACGGACCATCGGTATTAAATAACGGTATATTCGGTTGTAATAAAGCCTGGCGCATCTTCTCGGTCAACTTCGCACGTTCGGCGGTACTTCTCGCAAGCAAGCCGATTTGAAACCGATAGATAGTTTCGTAATATGCGCGTTCTTTCGCTATGACCGTCGTATCGTCTTGCATTTGTTCAACGATTGCGAACGGCTTAGCTCGGCCGGTTAAAGTTACGCCGTCATAAATCCATACGACGTCGTTTAATTCCGTTACTGTTTCGTTTAAATGTCGGATAATTGAGTATTGTATAGCGTGGAGCATTCGGACACCTCCCGCCTAGTTATCGAGTTTCTTTATTTCGGATTCAATCGCTTTTCTGAACGGCTCTCTCCGCTTCCATAACGCTTTTCGGAAATAACCTTTGCGCGACTTATGTTCGTATTCCTGGCGCTGTGCATACGGCATATTCGAGCCGATAGTCCGCGATAGTTTAACGGGCTTACCGTATAACTTAATCGAACGTTTAAGATTTCCGTCCTTTTGCGGAGCATTGTTCTTCGCATCATTGACGGTCATTAACGCTTGCTTTTCGACGACAATATCGAGGTCATCCGCTAACCTTTTTGCACCTTCCGAACCAAGTTTGCGAAGTACCGCTTCCACTCCGTTCGCCTTTACGGAGAATTTAACTCCGCCACCTCTCGCCATCTAAACCACCTGCCTAGCGACGCATTCGTAACGGTTAATCTCGCCGATTCCTTTTTCGTCAATCGCGATAAGTTCGTATTTAACGCCTTGCCTAATTACGTGAGTAACGTCCGATAAATCTACGTCACTATTAAACGAAACTTTAACGTCGTTCTGCTGCAATTCAACGCCAGCAACTACGGAGCGATCACCGTTCGCGACCGTCGAGTATTCCTTCCATACAACGTCGACTGTTTCCGGAGTTTCGGTCGTGGTAGTTTCGCCAGTATACGGGTCTTCTCCGCCTTCGGTTACGTGTATAATTTCGATTGATTCGGTACGGCTTTCCGTTATTTCCGTCCGATTCGACTTAATCCATTCGACGTCTGATTTCGATAACATTACCGCACCTCCTCGTCTTTAAGTACGTACGTGTAGAAACTCGTACAGTTTACATGCGGATTAAATATTTCGGAGTCTGTCGGTTTAAACACTCCGCTTCCCCATCCGTATCTATCTTCTTTCGAAAGTATCGTACATCTATGCGTTGCTACGTTCGCTCGCCCTCGGTGTAATTTGAGCGCCTTTACGACCGGACTTTCTTGCGCAAAGTACGCTTCACTTACGCGCTGTGCCGTAGCCCCTTCCGTTACTACTAACCTCCGAATCTTCCACGTTTCGTTATCGTAAACTTGCCGAACCGCCGCAACCATTTGATTAACGGAATCGCCCCGAATAATACCGGTCCGTATCACCTTATTAAGTGCGTCCCGTTGGTCGCCCGCTAGATTCCAAATACGGTCGGAAAGGATTAATCCGTCGTCGCCAAACCGGTTAATTACGTAACGGATAGCGCGCTCGTCAATTCGGTCGAACGCTACGCCCGCGATAGCCGTCGCGCCTACAGTTTCCGTTAATGCGCCGCTAACCGCTGCCGTAGTCGTTGCCGAAGTTTCCGAGATTATCGCTTCAAGCGCAGCCATTCCTGTCTCGCGTACCGCTTTTTCTATCGACTCTAAATCTCGCAATAACGAGTTTAAGCGCCTCTTTGCGATTTTGCCTTCGCTATCTGCGTATTCTGCGAGTAGGTCGACGATTTCAAGTCGGATACGTCCGATTTCCTTTATTGCGAATTCCTGTTGCTTGACGTTAAGTTTGCGGTAATCGGTCGCTATCTTGGCGAGTTGGTTATCGAGTTGTTCTTGCGTGCTCATCGGTCGCCTCTGACTAATCCGCGAAATTTAGATCCGCTAACGGACGACTTCTTGCCGTCATATTCGGCTTTCAAGTCTAATGAAAGTTTACGGTATTGTTCCGACACCATCGTCTTATCGACTTGTTCTTCTGCGTCGGTATACGTGAAATAATGCGCCGTGGATATCGAGATTTGACGTGCTCCTTCGTACTGAGCGTATAAGAGGATTAACGATTCTTTATCGGACGGGACGGTTCCATTTGACGAATAACCGTGTTCAAGCATCGCCTCTTCCGTCCAGTCGGTAGCGTCTTCGATTGTAATATTAGGTACGCCCTTAAAACGTTTGAATAAACGCTGTGACAATTCGGTTAAAGTCGCCATATGACCGCCTCCTATTCCGTCTTAGATTTAGAACGTGTATTAGTTTTCGGTTTAGCTTCCGCTTTAGGTTGCGCCTTTGCTTCTGCTTTTACTTCCTTCGCATAACCGATGCTAATTAAATGTTCCGCTGACTTCGCTTCTACTTCGAGTTGTTCGCCTTTCCGCTTGCCGTCAATAACCGCGTCAAGGACTTCGATTTTAGTCTTCGCCATTGTTGCGAACACCTCCGTTCCTAAAATTTAAAGGAGCCCCGAAGGACTCCGCGTTATTACGATTAAACCGTGAATACGTCAGCGTGGAAGATTAGGTCCGGATTTTCGATAGCCGGGAAGCCTGCCGCTACTGTACGTAAGATAGATTCGATTGGCTCTTGCTTGTCATACGCTTGAAGAACGATTCCTGGTTGGAAGTTATTTTCAACTGTCGGTCCAAGTAAGAAGTTACCTACGCCTTCTGATAACATAACTACGCGGTTAACCGGGAAGAATTCGATAGTTTCGTCTTGACCTGTGTAGATGTCTTTAACGGTTACTTTACGGTCAGACACGATTTGGATCGGTGGTAAGCCAAATCCTTGAAGAACGCTATTAAGTTCCGCTTGGCTTACGCGAGTAGAACCGGCTGGACGTCCTGCTTCCGTAACGATTACACTATTTCTTAGTAACTTAGCGTTAGCTTCACGAGACATTAAGATTACAGACGGAGCTCTACCGTTAGTAGTTTCGTAAGTTTCTACGAAGTTTAATAGGTCAGCGATTACGTCGCGGTCAGTCGTATCCCAATCCGCTCCAGACGATAACGCTACTTTATGCGCTGCAGGAACACCGAAGTCTACGGAAACTTTAACGCCGTTTTTGTTGTACGAGAAAGTACCTTTCGCTAATGCCTCCATTTTGATAACGCTGATACGACGTTGAATAGCGTTAACTAAGTCTACGCCTTTAACTGTTAAACGGTCGATCATCGCTAGCTTTTCGCCTTCATTACGCGCTTGATGTAACGCTAGTAATTCCTCTTCAGTAGCGATATATTTAAGACCCATTTTCGCGATTTCGCCATGCATACGAGCAACTGCGTCACGGTCAACAACCGGTGGCTCAGAACCGTAACCGATCATAGCTCCGATGTGTTTAGACGTTTTAATTACGTCATAAGCGAAAGTATTTGAATACGTGTTTTCATTCGGTAGGAACGTATCTCCTAACGTTGGTACTGCGTCTTGAATAGACTCGTCAACTAATCCTCGTAGTGCTGGTTCTTGGAACTCTTTAAGATGTTTTAATCCCGCCATTTATAATTCCTCCTAGAAATGTTGTTTGTTTTTTATTTTTGGGCATGAAAAAAGACGCCTTCACTCGAAAGCGCCTCGATTAGATGTGTGTAACGTAACGGATGTTCGGTGTTTCTGCTTTAAATTCCGCAACTGCTCCGATTAGTTTCGCGTCGTAAACAGAACCGCGAACGATAACTTCACCTACGATAGCGTCGTAAGTAGTAGCGTCAACGTCTACGTTTAAGATTCCGAAATCATCGTAAGTAGCTACGTTTGCTGCTGCGAATTTAACCCATTTACCGTCTGCTGCAACGCGAGCGATCGCTTGACCGCATTCTAAGTTACCTTCGCCGCCTTTAACTGTTACGCCAGCTTCAACGAATTGTACGTGCTCTGACGCTAAGATGTTCTTACCGCCTGTGAAAGCAGTACGAGAAGTTTGTAAATTGTATGCCATTTGTATTTCCCCCTATAGTTTTAGTTATTAATAACCGCCGAACTAGCGACGGATCTTTCCTAACGCTTTTAATCGTTGATAAGCCGATTTTCCTTCTTCCGTTAAGTCTTTCGGTTGAGGTGGTTGCTTAGGGTTGTTGCCAACCTGAGGGTCAACGCCTCCGGATTTCGGCGGTATGTCTTGCTTTAATTCTTCTAGCGACGCTTTTAGTGCGTCTTCGTCGGCGCCAACAATATATTTGCGTACGCGTTCTAACTGCTCGCCAGTGTAGCCGGCATTAACGAGCAAATTAGTTCTTAGTGTTTCGAGTTGAGCTTCGGCAGCCTTCGATTGTAACTCCGCAAGTTCCGCCTGCGCTTTCTCGTATAGCGTTTTAAACTCGTTTTGTTCTTCGAGTTTCTTTCGTTCTCCGTCTTCTTTCGCTTTTTCTAACTCCGCTAAACGGCGTTTTAATTCGTTAGCTTCGTCTACTTTCTGCTTAAAGCGATCGTACGGTATTTTGTTTTCCGGTTGCTCCTCGACAATATCGGTAATTTGCGTCTCCTCAGACGGATTGTCGGTAGGTTCTTCCGAAAAGAATTGTAAGTTTAACGGTAATAATTTTCGTTGTCTCATAAGTACCTCCGCTTAACGTCGCTTGGACGAGAATTTAACGTTAGTTTATAGCGACGTATCGTTACCGGTCGCGGTATTTTCGTTATAAGGATCTTGCGCCAGCCTTAACTGCGCCTGTTCGTTTCCGATCTCTTGTTTCTTAGCGTTCGTATTTTCTACGCCGAGTCGATTCATTGCGCCAGCTTGCGATTCAAGTCCTGCGCCCATTTCAAGCGTTAATAATTCGACCAATTCCTTACGGTTATCCGGTAACGGCAATACGAATTTAATTTCGTTATCATAACCCGTTCCGATAGATTTAACGACTTCTCGGTCGTAACCGAATGTAGAACGGTCAGAACGCGCTTGTAAATAGCGAATCGTCTTTTCGTGTAACTCTTCTAAACGCGGACCCCACGATAGCCAATGTTCTTCTGTTTCTTGAATAATCTCTTGAAACAGGACGTGTAAAGCGTCCGCGTTAAGTCCTCCGAAGTTTAGCTCTTGCGGAACTATCTGCGGCAATGACGTAATCTCATGTAACGCAGCTTTAACGCGAGAATACTGATCCTTGAACGCTTCTTTCCATCGGAATCCGCCTTCGATTTTCTTAATATCCGGCTGTGCCCCGTCCATAGCGCCCTTCGCTTCGACTGCTCCGCCCGGCTCAATACGAACCTTATCGATCGTTCCCTCCGGCACATTTAAAAACGCCGTCATCGAAAACATTTCGAATTTAAGCGAATCAATCGCATCTTCGTTCAGTTTGTTAAGTACATCCGTCTGTTCTTTCATATCGTCGATTTCGGAACTATCGCTAGCCTCTCCGCTAAGGTCGGATACCGGGAATAGTACAACCGGAATAAAATCGATATCCATTGACTGTTTCGCGGTGATGGTACGATGTAGCTCGAGATCCAAATCGTATAAGCCTTCTTCGAGATAACATTCGCCATTTTCGAGGCTGAACGTTTGCTTCTGAATATACTCGACGCTATCAATCGTTTTAAATGTAACGAAATGACATGCGATTAAATCTTCGAAGTCATCGTCGGAGTAAACCGGAATGATTTCCGTATCCGGACGAAATACCCATTTGATTTTACCGGTATTCGGATTGAACATAATCTTACATCCGACTCTACCAGCGATAAGGCGATCGCGCGCAGCTTGGAGTAGCTTCTCGCGCATTTTATTTTCGCGCCATATTCGATATAATAGGCGCTCGTACTCTTCAGCTCGTTTGTTTTCAGCTGCTTGCGCTGGTGATGGCGTGTAGTCCGGCTTAACCGAATCTATGACGTTATCAATCTGCCTAGGCGCGACGGAAATACCGTGCTGACCGCCCATTTGCCATCGTGCTTTACGTTTGATAAACGACTTAAAGTAGTTCGTCGCATAACGGGTAGGGTCGTAGTCTAAACCTGGCGGTCGTGGTAATTCGCTAGCCTTAACGAGTTGGCCCGTCTCAGGACTAACGTGTTGCTTACCGTCGTAATATTCGTAGTTTTGTATCTGTTGCTGAATGCGATAAAACGTTTCATGTCCTAGCGCTTGCTGATATGGCGAGAAAAGCATGGCGTCCATATCTGGCGCCGACATTAAGTTATAATCAGCGATTACATTAAACGGCATTTAAGCGCCTCCTTTCGTATTCTTATCGTGATCGTTTCGGTAATGAACGAACGGTTACCTGACCGGTTTTCGAAGCTGATACCGCCATTTCCATCGAATCCGGAAGATCATCCTCAGATCCTTGACCGTACCTTTCGAATTGTTCAAGTAGTAGCGAATGTTTCTTATTAAAACGAATAGTACCGTTTTCTATTTCTGGCAACATCGCTTCTATTCGCATCTCCTTACGCGTTCTTTGCTTGACTTTCTTTACGCGGGTAAATGATGGGTAGCCAACCGCGGATAATTCGTTAATTAGTGTATCAACGAAGAATTCCTGAGCTGCTTGCGCTTCCGCTGCGATAACATCCGGTTCGTATAGCAATACCTTATCAACGATTACTTTTATAAACTCGGTAGGCTTAACGCGTTCGCCGTACGAGTCAATTACGTACATCGATCCGTTTTGTTTATGTTTAGCGACGACGGTTATCGCGGAATAATCTCCACGTTCTTTCCCCATAGCGAAGTCAACACCCATCGAAATGTCGTAAGTTTCATGGTCGAAGTCGGTGTATACACCCTCGTAATACGTGAAAAGCTCCGGATTAAATATCATCGATTCTTCATCAATAGGATTATTCATATACTCGGTATTGAACGCTTTGCTTCCGTTATCCCATTTCCACCTCATTAACTTCCATAACGGCTGAACTTCGGGCCATAAGACGCGAGATCCACGGAGCATCTCCGCTTCGTTCTCCGAATAAAACGCCTTCGCATCATCTAATCTGTTTGGATTTTCACGTTCAACGTAGATTAGTCGGCACTGCTCCCATAGGTCTTGTCGCTGAGGATGTTCGATAATTGCTCTATAAACTTTCGACGTAAAATCCGATCGATTATATAAAACGTTCATTAATAATGCGGAATGATGTACCGTCGTTCCCATGTAAACGAAAGCAGTCCGTTTTCCTTTCGGATCCCCTAACGGCATGACCGTCTGAGAGAACCAATCGCGAAGTTTCTGACGTTGTTCTGGCGTTGAAGCATTACCGCCTGGACGCGCATCTTCCAAATCGTCACATACGATGAGGTCCGGACGTGTTCCGTTCCAGTTTCGTCCACGAAGCGCTTGACCTGTCGATGCCGCTTCGACTAATGCGATTTGTTTACGGCTATCACCGTCAGGGTGCCAAGCGATAAAGGCTTCGGAGTTATCGGTAATGTTCGACTGATCCTTCGGCGATAACAACGGACCGAAGTCAGCGCGAAGTTTTCGATTATACTTCAATTGATTACGAATCCACTCCATATTCGCTTTCGATACGGCAGGCGTCTCCGAAATAATAATCGTATATTTACGTTTCCTATAAACGATCTCATGTACCGGGAAAGCCTTCGAAAGGTAGGTCGACTTGGCATGTGATCTCGGTGCAGCTGCGGCTATTTTAGCGTTAACTTTATCAACGGAGACTTCGTTCATAATGTCGGTTATCTCACGGTGAAAGGTCGGCGCTTCTTCTACGCGTGTTACGTCAAACCCGTCCCAGTTACCGTCGTTTTCCGGATTTCTAGCGTCGGAAAAGTATTCGATA